TCCATTTTTTCTCCATAAGTCAAGAGCCTAAATTTATAGACATCTCCTGATGGAGCATTGAATTCATGTAAAGGTTCCTTACCTTCCATAATTAATTCCTCCTTTTTTATTTAACTAAATGGGTCTGAACTTGTTGCATCATAATACTTGCAGTCAATTTTTCTGGCAGTGAAATTAAATGTTTCTCTAATAGTATCTCCGTCTACTGGATAAGTTCTGTCTCCCAAACCCGCAAGACCTGCTTCCTTAATGTCAATCATTATTCCTCTGTAAGTTGCACCTGTTGCTGTTAATTCATTGTCCACTAAAAAACTAATGTCAGCTCTTTCATCTGCCAATAATTGTGTTAATTCAGTGTCTGCATCATAATTCAAAACAACAGTTCCTGAAATATCTCTATTTCCTTGATGTAAAGCAACAATATCTCTTTCATTTGCAGCTGGCAAACAACCATGTTCTCTTTTCAAATCATTTGTAATACTGCAACTTAAACTCTGCATATCCACTGTAGGTGTTGCACCCATGATTTCCACTGTTCCTCTATCATGATACATGTAAGGCCCATAATCAATTTCAGTTACTGTTTGAACATCAGTGTCTATCTCCGGAGTTTTTCCATAAAATTCAACTCCTGCTCTTAAAGGTTGATCTAAATCAACATTCAAAGTCAAAGTATTTGTTTTGCACCCAGTTATAGTAATATTTTTTGTCTGGCCAGTTAAACCGAATTTCATTGTGTAGCTTTCTGCTTCATATTCAACTGGAGTTCCTTCAGTGCTTGTGCTGTCCTCTGACGTTCCATAATGAATATAATTGTCTGTGTTTGTTACCGGACTTGTTGTATCAAAAGTTCCAATTGAAGCAACAATAAAAGCTCCATCTTGCACAAAGTAATCAAATCTTCCTCCAACAATTCTCGGACCTGCAAGAATTGCTCTACTGTTAATTCTTCCTCCTGCAAAAACATTCACATATTGATTGTCAATATTAAAAGCAGGTTCTCCTTGAAGCATTCCAATTGTATCATAAGCAGCTGGATCCGTTCCATATTCTGCTTCCACTCCAAAAACAATGGCTTGCTTTTTTCCTGAAAGACTCATTAAGCATCACTCTCCTTTCTTGTTTTCTTTTCAATCTTTTTTTCTTTGACTTCAGATTTCTCAGATTTCTTTGATTTCTCCAAAGCCTGTTTTTTAATCATTTTATTCCATTCACTCATAAAAATCCTCCTCATGAATAACTTTTTTTGAAATGTGTTGTAATCCTACAACCACTTCTTAAAATATCATACTCCTCATTTAAGCCCAAAGATTCAGGCGAATTAATTTTAATGTCAATTAAATTTCCTATAGTATTATTATCTCTGATTGAATGAATTGCTGCTTCAAGTTCAGAGTTCAAATAATCAAGCAGTTTGTCTCCAACATATTTATAGCCTCCAATAGTGTAATCCTTTCCATCTCTGACATGCAATTGAATTCTAAAAACTGGATAAATAAAAACAACTTTATCTCCTACTCCTCCGCTTTTCTCAAAATCTCCTCCAACATTAAATAAACTCATTCTTGGAAAAGTTGCATCATTTCTTGGAAAATCTGGATAAATCCATTTACTTCCATGCCTGTAAGTCACAGAAATATTATTAGTTCCTGTTGCCGGAGCAGAAACAAAAATAATCGTTGCTCCTGTATCATTTGTTCCGTAATCAACATCAAAATCTGTAATCCATTTCTGAGCAACTCCTCCGACAGTAATTGAAACAATAAACATTAGATGTTTATTTGTTAAAACAAAAGTTTTGTCATCTCCATCTCCACTAAAAGTTTCAGTGACTTCAGTTCCTCTTCCAGCTGGATCAGAAATAATCCTTCCTAATTCAGACATCAAAGCTCTCTTTAATTGTTTCAATCAAAACACTCTCCTTACAGCATTATTAAAAGCAAACTCAAAACAAACTTCAATAGCCGGGTCCACAAAAGGTTTCGGTTCAGTTCCTTTTTTAGCAATCTTTGCTCTCACAGCATAAGCAGCTTTTTCTTCTCCTAACTTTCTTCTTGCCCATCCAAGCAAAGGTTTAATGGGAGCCCAATGCGGAAATGTTCCATCATTAACTGCAGAAGCATAATCAGCCTCAACTTTCACAACAAAATCATCCCCAACTGGATAAACATGCACGCTGTTTTTTAAAAAACCTAAATCAGTAATTCCTAAAAAATCAATATTGCTTCTCATTTCACGCCGAAGAGTCAAAGCAATTTCTTCTATAAAAACATCAATAAACTGCTCTATTTTTTTGTCTGCTTCTTCTTCAGATAAAACATTTACTTCAAGCATCAGAAGCCAGCCTCCTTAACAAAAACTTTCGGAAAACAAGAGTGCCTCCGTCATAAACTTGATTTAAGATTTTCTCTACTTTAAAAGAATTTGTATTCCACACAATCTTATCCTTAATAGCAATGTCTCTCGTGGACTTACAGTACATGTAGAAATTTTCATCTGTCAGCTCTCCTGCACTGTTATGAATATCTTTTTTAGGCACATTAACTATAATAGCAGAAATAGACGTGGCAGAACCATAAGCATCAATTTTACTTCCTGACTGAGCATCTTTCACTATAGTGTTTGAATACCAGGAAACTGTTTCTCCTCTTTCATCAATAATTGTATTAAAGTCAGCCAATGCTCCAATAGCCATAATCACTCCTCCTTGGAATGTGATTAAAATAACTTCAAACTAATATAAAAGCTTTATGCAACAACCGGACGAGGCCTAAAAGACAAAACAAGTCTATCCCATTGCTTTCTCAACTGCTCAGCAGTTTCTCTCCACTGAGTATAAGGCTCTCCTTTCTGAACCTGTAAATCAGACAAAGAATAACCTGTAATTTCATCAAAAGTAGATCCAACAACTCTGGCCACACAAGACAAGCTACAGCCAACCTTCATTAATTTCTCTGCAACACGAGGAACTCTCATCAAAGTAACCAAAGACTCAGCTGAATGACCCGTGCTTAAATTATCCACAGTAATATTATTCTCAGAAACATCAGTAATCCTACAAACTTCATTCAAAGAATCCTGTCCTGCAATCTTAATATAGTCATCCACATTAAAACCAGTAGCAGAATCAACAGCAACAACAACAGAATCTCCTTCAGTTTCAACAACATCAGTCAAAGTTGTTGTATCAGTTTCCTCTAACAAACCATAAGAATAATCAACTCTCACTAAATTTCTTTCACTGGAATTTGCCTTAAAAAAAGTTTCATCAGAATCAGAAGTAAGCCAAACAACACCTGAATCCATTTCAAGCCGAATGTCATCCAAATCAATATCAGTGCCATCAATGTTTAATCTATGCAACTTCAAAACAGGATTATTCTTTAAAACAAGCCTATTAGAAGAATCTCCTTCAGCATACTCCATAGTTCTAAAAGGAGAAAATCTGGCATTGAACATTCTTTCAATTTCTTCTTCAGTATCTTCCAATAATTCAGTTAAATCATCATCATTAATAAAAGTAGATGTAATGCCACTGGTTACTCTAACTGACTCTATTGTCACATACCTCAATGCCATCTAATCACTTCATTTCTTTTTTTCTTCTTTCTTTTCATCTTTAGATTCTTCTTTCATATCATCTGTTGCAGGTTTAAATGGTTTTCCTTTTGGAATTACTTTTAATTTTGTTTCAAGTTTTTTTCCCGGAACATCCTCAATTAAACCTCTTTTTTCATAATGTTTTGCATAACTTTTTTTTTCTGTTTCAATGAATTCTCCTTCCTTCAAAGTTACCCAAATTCTCGGTTGTTCATCTGAATCAACCTGCACCTTGACAGGCATTTTTCCTCTATTTACAAATTTCATTTCAAATTCCTCCTTTTATGTATCGTATTGCAGAACTCCTGCAAAAGTGTTCCCCATAGGAACAATAACCTGCAATCTAATTGTTTTTCCTGTATCAATTGTTTCAATCTTTGTTTCCAAAGCTGCTGCAACAGTTTTAACTGGGCCTTCAACCACATACGTTGTTACTGCATAGTTTGCCATCTAACATTCCTCCAAAAATAATCGGGAAAATTAATTCCCAATTATTAATTCAATCATGTTCTTGCTATTTGCGTTGCTCCATCTTCTTGATAATTGTCTGTTAGGAAAAGTGTTGTTGGAATCAAACTATTTGCTGCTGCACCGAAAGTTTTTCCTGTGCATGCAAATCTATTTCCAGTAACCTGTCCAACACAACCTGTTGCTGAAATAGGCATAACATTTGTTCCTGAACCTATTGCTGGCCAACAAGTGAACTCGTTGTTTCTGATTATTACTCCATTCATTCCTGAACCGCCTTTCAAATACAAATTACAATCTACGCTTCCTGCTGGGCCACTGAAAACATTATCTTCAATTACAACATCCTGAGGAACAGTATTTGAAGTTCCTAACAAAACTATGTCTCCAACATTCTTATAAAATCTGTTTCCTCCAATGTAAACTTGCCAGGCATTTCCTTCAGCTGACCACATAATTGCTCCGCCTGTTGCTGCATTAGTTGCTGTTGAACCTACACAGTTTTTGAAATGGCATCCGACAATTGTTGTTCCAAAAGCAGTTTTTGCAGCATAATCATCATCTAACAAAATGCCTCCTCCTGTAGAACCATAACCATTAAATCCCATGTTTGAAATCAAACAACCTGCAGCTCTAATAGTTAATAAAGCTGTTGAACCTGAACCTTTCTTTATTTGTGGTAATCCTCCTTGAGTTCTTCCTCTGGAAATTCCAATCAAAGAAAGTCCAGTATGTGTTGCTGGAATTATAACTGTTTCAGCATAACTTGTTGGGTCTCCTGTATAATCTGTTATTGTTTTAGGAATAACATAAACTATTCCATCTGCTCCTGCGGCAGTAACTCCTGCTTGAATTGTTGCCATTGCATTAGTCCAGCTTTTTCCATCATTTGAATCATCCCCATTGGTTCCATCAACATAAATGCAGAGTCCATTTGTATTCGCTCCTGTAACTCCGGCAAAAAAAGTAACATGTTGATCCCAACCATAAGGTCCATGTGTATATGGAGGAATTGCTGTTCCTCCGCTTAAACTTCTTAATCCTGCCATATTAAACTCCTCCTTTAAAATGCGAATATTACGAATGTTCCGCCGCAGGTATTCGCACTTGAACCTGTGCTGTCTATTGTTAATGTTGTTGTTGAAACAGAGCTTGTTCCTGTTGCTGCAATTGTCACGCTTCCAGCTGTTGTTTCCTCAAAAGCCAAAAAACCTGCAATATTGTGAGCTCCGTAATCTGCTAAATCAACAATTAAACTATCTGTTCCCCACACAAAAGTGGCAGGAACTCTAACCTGAATTACTGTTAATTCAAGATTAGGCGTTATTTTTTTTGTCACAACTCCTGAAGTTGTTCCATCTGTGAAATCTGTCATAAATATTCCTCCTTCATTTCATATTTTTTTTATTTCTATAATGCAGTTTTTTAAAGAAACTGCAAAACTTTTCAATCATAAAACATTGTCAATAAATGAATTGAATGCTGGTGCTCTGTCAATTATAGTCTGATATTGTTTCAAAAAGAATTTCTTTGAATCATTGTTAATGCCCATTTCTTGATATGTCATGTCCTGTAATACTCTGTGTTCAATTTTTTCCATGTCTAAGAAAAACAATTGTTTTGCTCCTGAAACATTGCTCAAAAACTGAGAAGGAATTAATTTCATTGGACCCATTAATCCTTCAACTGAAGAACCAACAACACCCAAAGCAACTTCTCCTTTCTCTGGTGTTACTCTGTAAGCATCTCTCCATTTCTTTCTGAAATCTGTTACAATTGTAGAACTTCCAAATCCTACTTCTGGCCTTCCTGAATCATCAAAAGCATACCTGACTGTATCTTCAATGTCATCCAAGTCCATTGCAGTAGAATTCAAATCATTCTGATTTGTAGTAGATTGCAGTGCAACAATTCCATCATATTCTGTTCCATCTGGATTTCCTGTAATTCCTGAAGTGGTTGCATTTCCATTAAAGAATAAGTTTTCCTCTAATTCTTTCATGGACTGAGCTTTCAAAATTACTTCTTGATCCAAAGCAGTTGTCGCAACAGAATCCAAATAGCTTGTGTCTCTCATTCCGTCTCCAGTTGTTCCCCAACCTTTGATTAAATAAGAAGGCACTGCAGCTTGAGTTGGACCTGTAACTCTTCCAACAGCATACATGTATTTTATTGGAGTGCTATCTCTGGCTTTGCTGTCATCTGCTTCTGAAAGAGCTGCATCATCTCCTGCAGTAAAAGCTCCTCCTTTACTTGAAATATAATTAAAGTCAGCATATAATCCTTGGTTTGTAACTCTCTTTGTTAACAAACTCGCAGGAGTATATTTTCTGCTCCTATCAATCATTACAGTATCAACAAAAACAGGCACCATGTCGTAACCGGCAGTTCCTGCACCCATTCCTCCAATACTAAAAGCCTTTAACTGGGCTCTTTCCATCTCAATTCCTTTAACAATTCTTGATTTTATTTCAGGCCTGATATCAACTTCCTCAAAAGGTTTGACATAAGGTGTATGATTTGGAATGTTACCGAATGAAATAAAATAAGCTGCAGAATCGTTAAAATCCTCGGGGATAAATCCAGTGTTTCCTTTTTCTTCTGTCATAAAAAACTCCTCCATTATTTCCTTATTGATTTAAGAATACTTTTACTTTTTGCTTCTTCAACTCTTTTATCAATTTCTTCTTTACTCAAAGCTGAATCCATTTGTTGCATCTGTGCTTTGAAAACTGGTGCATTCAAAATTTCATCATGAGTATCAATCTTAGCTTTTAATGATTTGAATTCTTCCTCTGATTTCGCTTTCAATTCATCAACAGCTTTAACCATAGATTTTAAATCCACTGTAAGAGATTTTACCTCTTCTTTTGTTCCGTCATCTGCTGGTTCTTTGTTTTCAGGTTCCTTCTTTTCTGGCTCCTTTTCAGGTTCCTTCTTTTCTGGCTCCTTTTTCTCTGGTTCTTTTTTTTCTGGCTCTTTAGTTTCAGGTTCCTTCTTTTCAGGTTCTTTTCCATCAACTTTTTCTTTATTATCTTCTGTCATCAAAATTCCTCCTATTAAAGATTTAATTTCTTCTTCATTAAACTCAAAAGAATCACGCATTGATTTTAACGCAACACTTCCAAATTGAGAATCATCATTTACTGGAATTCCAGTAAAACAACCATTAAGCAAATTAACTTTTTTCAAAAGTCTGTGCCTAACTCCTTCAATTACTTTATGTTCCCAATCAACAGGAATAAAAGCAAAAGAAAAAGAATGTAAGAATCCATTTTTAATTGAACTCTTGATTTCCTCATATCTCTGATGTGCCTTATTTAATTTTGTTTTAACATCAATTCTGAAATCATTAAGTTCATGTGAATAAACTTTCGCAATTGGATTAAAAGCCTTAAATTTTTCTCCGTCTTCTTTCTTTGTAAAACTTTCATGATCATCATCAATAGTAATAGGCAAAGTCTCCAATTGTTCATCCATGTCTTTCAAACAATCTTCAGTTAAAATGTCATTGTAAGCATCTGGCAAACCTGAAGCAAAAGTTCCTTCCACAACATCATCCTTAATAGATTTAATTTCAAATCCAAAAACAAAGGATTTAGCTTCAGGATTAACATTCTGTTTATTAACCCAAGCAAAAAAGAGCTTCTCTCCTTTCTTTGAACCATACTTCTTAATAAATTCAGTTTTGATTTTTTGATATTTAGGTTTTAAAGGCATACAGTCAAAAATAACCTCAAACTAATATAAAAGCTTTACGGAAAAAATCAATCCATTGGATAATAATTTAGTCCACTACGGCAATTTGGATGTGCAGGAGGAGCTTCAAAAGATTCTCCTCTATAATTGAATTTCTCATTAATTAAAACTCTCTGGCCATTCAAACCTCTGCATATTTCAGAAGTTCTCCAAGTTCCATCAGGTTTTTTATCTAAAGTTGCATCCCATTCTTTCATTACTTTTCTTCCAGACTGTTTCCACCCATCTAATTCTCCCATGTTTTGAGCTCTATTATATTCAGTTCTCGCAATTGCTTCAGCTCTGTCTTTTCCTACATCCAAAGCAGTAGAAACTCTTTCAGACAAATCAGTTAAACCTTCATTATTCATTAAGCCTCTTTTCAATTCCTGCCGCAAATTGTCTTTTAAATCGGATTCCAGGTTCTTGATATTCTCAAATGTATAATCTTCTAAAAACTTAATGGCTTTCTGATTTGGAACAAAATTCATTAAAGCTTGTTTTTCAGCAGCATCCAATCCTTTAATAAAATTATATCTAATCCCCATTGAAACAAAATCCTTCAAGAAATCAAAAGACAATAAAGCCAAAATTTTATTTACTAAATGTTCATCAGCAGCTTTCAATTCAAGAATTCCTTCCTGTTTCAATAACAATTTAGCTTTTTTTTTTATTTCATTGATTTCATCTGAAATTTTTTTTTTTAAAACTTTAGGATTAGATTGTTTTTCAAACTCTTTCAACACAACAGAAGAACTGGTATTCATTGATTTTTGTTCATCATCATAATCAGGAAATTTTTTTTTATCTTCCTTGTCATTCAAATTTGAACCATCTTTTTTTGCATTACTTTCTTGGCCCGGCATATTTCCAAAAGCAAAATTGTTTCCTTCTTTCTTAAATTCATCCCCGTCATCATGAGCATCCATATCAATTTTTTCTCTGCCTTCATTCTTTGTAATCAAACCAGTCTTATAATCTCCCCAAACAATTTGCCTTTTATTCAACTCCTCAACCAAATCAGATTTATCAAACCTAAAGAAAACTTTATTCTCATAGTGGCCTTTAATCCAAGGCAAATCATTCACAACCTGAGTGTTAATGTGATACTCTAATAAATTCACTAAAGGAGCAATTGCTTTTCTTTTAAAAACATTTGATTGCACGACATCCGTTGCTCTATTAGAATCTTCAGTGAAACCAGCTTCAGAAGGAGTCACTCCAAAACAAGCCAGAACCAATTTAGAAAACCATTTCTGTTGCTCTAATAATTCTAATTCAACATTACTGAATCCAACTCTAATAAATTCTCCATCCTGATTCATGATAGGCATTTTATGAAACTGTCTTCTCCAGTTTCCTGCTTCATCTTGCACCTTCATTGCCTGCTCCCAAGAAGATCTAAAAGCATGAATATCTGATTTGTTTGCATTAATCATTTTCAAAATTCCTTTCGGAACAGAATTTGAAGTAAAATACTCTAAATTAGAATCCACTCCATAAATTAGCAACTGAATGACATTTTTTAAAATTTCAACTCTTCCAAGGCCATAAATATTATCAGTCCGAGGATAACGCATCATGTATACAACTTCATTTTTGTTAAAAGCAATTGGTCTGGCTCCAGTGTTCCATCCATACTGAAAATAACTCCAAGTCTCCGGCAAAATTCCATGCACATCAGGATTCTTAGTAAAAGTTCCTCCATCATAAGCATACAATTCTTGAAAGTCATCTCCCCAATCTCTAACTTTAACAAAAACTCCTGCATCAATTTCAATCATGTCAGGAATAACTTTCCTAAACAAACACTCCATGCTTTCTTCATTTCTATTCGGATTATAAAAAAAATCTTCAGTGTCCTTCAAAACAGATTCAGGCACCATATTTTCTTCTGGATCAATAATCCAATCCAATCTCGCTGTTTCATCAGTAATAGTTGTTTCAACCAAAGAAATAAACGGACTCTTAGAGAGCCTTCTAATTTCAGGAATATCTTTATTTAACGGATATCCCCATGGCGGCTTATATAAAAACTGCGGAATAATTGCCTTATAATTTCTGTCATCATAAGACCAAGCAAATCCAACTCCAGGAGCAATTGATTGATCAGGCTTCTGCTTATATTTATTCGTCTGCATGTCAGCGACTGCTTGAATCCTGTCCTTGTAATTTATTATCCTTATTGGCATAAACGTAATGGGG